TCGTGCAACCTATTTTGTCTTGGTTCTATTTCGTCGCGTAACGCCATTGTCGTGATCCTCCAGGTGGTTGTCAATCTTGTGTTCCACCCTAGTAAGTATCTTGCGGACGTATGCGTGATCGTCAGCATTTTCTCGCCGGGCACGCTCAATCAGAATGGCTGGCAGGACAGCTGCGCAGATGATGGCAATACCGCTAATTAGCGCTACGTAGATTTCTGTCGGCATGCAGGCTCACAAACTGCTGCACTTTCAAGGGTACCTTGTCCCCTGTGTAGTACCTAATGTGCCAAGGCTCTGATTGCAATTCCCAGCAGAAGCCGTACCAGTCGGCGTTAGCAAGCATCCATTTGAGTCGATCACCGCTGGCATTACTGACATCACAGGCCAACGCGTAATTGTGCATACTTGAGCCAGGTGTCGCCATTGGTGCCATGCCGGGCTTGAGGTAGTACTTCTGACCTTTGTAGGTGCGTACTGATGTTGTCGGAATCGGTGCTGTCGTGTACCGGGCGAGAAAGCCTCGCTCCTGCGTCTCAAGGCTCCTATACGTGTCTGCCACGCTTGTGGGCTTGAATGGCCTGATGCCGTCAGCGTGTGCAGCTCGACGCATAGCCTCCCACGCTTGAGCAGCCAACGGATGTAGTTGCCCATAGGGCCTAATCGTTTTGAGCAGATAGGCAGGCAATCGCCCAGGCTGTACGCCTCGCAGGTCAGCAGGTAGTACTACTGGCTTGACCGGGTATTTCACTTGCGTCCGTACCGCGTGTCTTTAGTGTTTGCCCATGCGTAGATCATTGGCAGGACTGCCGCTATTCCGGCTTTTAGCGCGTTTTCTGCGTTGTAATTGCTTGTGATAAGCACGGCGGCGCTTCCAGCGACGAAAGCTTTCAACCAATCTTCGAGTATGGGTGCCCATTTCATAGGTCATCCTTTTGGTGCTGGTGGGTACGGATGTGCTGATTTGACTTTTGCAACGGCAGCACGCCAAGCAGCTTCAGTGTTGTCCCCACGTTGCCACTCAAAAAACAAACCGTCAGATTCTTGCTCGTAAGCAATTCTGCGAGCAGTTTCTACTGCTGCGACTTGGTTGCCGTAATTGACTTCAGGCCATGCTGCATCCAATTCGGCTTGTGTTGGTTTGGCTGTATCGCTAAACCATTGCAATGTTGCATAGTCGTTGTTGTCAATAGTCCATTGTGAGCCGGGGTAGTTGGCGATTAGTACAGCGCTGTAATCAATCATGGCGTTACCTCAAACACGGTGATGGTGCTTATTCCGCGTGCAAATGCCGAAGTGTCAGTATCGGCATTGCTGCGATTGATTTGCGCTGCTGTGTCGGCTGAAGTAATGCGCATCTGGATTTTGTAAGTAGTCGCGCTTGTGGTAGCCGGACTGTCCAAAAATGCAAGCATTCCTGCAACCATTCGATTGGTGCTGTTTGACGTTGTTTGCGTTCCTGTGCGAATGCGTGAACCTGCCGTATCGCCGATGCCCACTGCTGTGCTGTCACGCACAATTTGATAAAGCGAGCCTTCGCCAGCCGGGCCACCTATAGACAACGCCACAACAATGAACACTTTGTTTGATGCGCTTGTTGGTGTAATGCTGACGCTCAAGCCAGTGACATCGGTAAATGTCGTGCTGGTGGTCGTAAACGTGTCAGTTTTTGCGGTGCTCTTGACTTGTACGACACCGACTGTGCTTGGGCCGACAGTTGCCCAAGCTGCGCCATCGTAATACTGCACAACGTTGGTTGATTCCAAATAACACAATTGGCCTTCCGCCAATACTTTTTCGCCAGTGCCGCCAAAACCTGCATCTCGAGCCGTTGCGTCGGCAAACACTGGTACGCCAGTTCGAGCGCTCTGATTCATCTGATCGGCAGTCAGAACCTGTGCAGCCGTAAATGTTGGAACAGTTGTCTGTGCGTTAGCGCCCATGGTTACCTCATCCTAGGCTGATGGCACAAACTTTATGTAACCACCGCCGACAAGCGTTACAGGGTTAGTTGCCCAGGTTGGGTTTGTAAACACCATTTCAATGTAATCATTGGCTGCAATTGGAACGCTCATTGCAGCATTTGACCATCTGCGTTCTTGTGTTGCCAGTGACACGGTTGCGACCAAATAATCAGTTGTGTTATTAAGACGTATGTTCAACGTCCAAGCTTCGTTACTTCCCGCAGTTGAGGCGTAAGTAAATACATCAGCGGTCGTAATTGTTCCTGCTTCTGTAAAATAAATCTTGCGTCGCCCAGCATTGCCTGCAATCGGCACATCAAACACAGAGCCAAAATAAAGTAGGCCACCGTCTGCAGGGCTGAAGCCGTCGAAGCCAACTGTGATCATCTCGGGTTCAATAATAACTGGTGGCGGTGGCGATGAGGCAGCCAGCACGTTAGTGCCGTCAAGTTGACCGTACACCGGGTCGTTCAGTATCAAATCGTAGACAATTGTGGTTGGGGCTGTGTAATACGTGATGCGATGCCCTGACGCAAAATTGATGTTGCCCTCGATGCCTTCAATGCTCAGCTCGGACGTGATGGTTGACAGCCCAGTGATGTCTTTGGTGACCGTAATCGTGTCTCCGATGTCCACGGTGGCAGCCAGCGCTCGCTCGGCGTTGTCCAGCAGGGCAAAGCTGGTGCTGACAGCCGTGAAGCGTGGGGCAGGCTCAGGCTCAAGCAAATAATCAGCCAAGTCATCAATCTCGCCTTGCTGATGCAGCAGGCTGTTGGTGATCGATTGCGACTGAATAAAGTACGTGGCCTGACTGCTCAAATCCTCAGCCAACGCATTCTTGCCATCAAGCGCCTGCACGTAAGCACGATTCAGCACGCCATCAGCGTCAAACTCAATCTCCACGTTGTCATACGGTGTGTTGGTGTTGTCATCGGCAAACGTAATGACCGAACCGCTCAGTGTGGCTCCGATACGCGGCTGGAATGTGAACACGCCAGCCCTGCTCATAAACACGCGGCCCTGCTCTGCCTGGTTGATTTGCGTGATGTAGCCCAGCGTGTTCTGCCCGGCATTCAGCGTGTATGAGCTGTCGTGACCCAGGTTGACCGTGCCTGTGTCAATAGCTGTGGTGCCTGTGTAATTGACCTCTGGCAGCGCTAAAACAGTCTCAATGCGTTCTCCCGAGGTTTCCGCACTCGGGTTGAACGCAGCCATCTGCGTCTGAGCCAGCAAATAGAAATCGTCGGAACATTGCACCGCCACCGTGTTAGGGCCAGCCAAAGCAAACTCGTAGTTGTAAGCCGTGACGTAGCCGACGAAGAGATACTCCGATGATCGGCTCAGCCTGACTCGACGCATAGGTGCAAGCCCAGGCTTGTTGTTGCTCGGGTCAAAATAGGGGCTGGCAGTGTCATACGGCCCAAGAATGCCTGTCTCATCGGTCATGCGGAAGCTCATCGTCCCGGCACCAAACTGATCGTCCACGTTGCGGCGACCTCGCTTGTAGGCAACCTCGGTCACATACTCGGTGATGTCTGCGTAACCAGTTTGAGGCCCCAAGCCGTACGTGGTGTTATTCAATACGCCTTTGGTTGCGTCATCCAACCTGAATGAGTTGTAGTCAAAGCCTGTGTCAAGCTCGAGCAAGTAGCTACCTGATTGGACAACGCTCGCAGCCATGGTTACGCAATCTGCACGTCGAGTGGGCCGCTGCGACGGTTGTACTGTTTCAACGCGTTCACGATGGTGTCACCGAGGCGCTCGTCGGCAATGGTGCTGTTAACGGTCACGTTGTACACAGCCTGCTTTGGCGCGTATGCCGCGTCCAGCATGGCTGGGACTTCGTAGAAGCGGCTCTTGGGGTCATACACCGAAGGGTCAAACGGCATGACGGTCATGCCACCACCACCGCCACCGCGACTGCCACCGCCACCGCCACCGCCACCTGATGGGGCAGGCAACGTCACCGGGGCAATAGCCGGGATGCTTGGCACTTGAATCATCCGCTCTACTCGATCAGGGCCAGCAGCCGTACCAGCAGCACCGCTAGCAGTGCCGCCGCTACTGATGTTGAATCGTGGCAAATTGATGTCACCGAGTTCCCCGATGTTGACACCCGGCAGCAGGTTCAAGCCTTTGATAACGAGGTTTATCATGCTGACGTAAGTGTTTGCGATGCTCTCAAAAATGCCGATGATGAAATTCCCCATGGTGGCGAATGCGTTTTTGACGCTGCCAGTCTTAGCGACCAGCACACCAAAGCCAGCGACCAACAGCGCTACAGCCGTAACGACCAGGCCGATTGGGTTAGCAGCCATTGCAAGGTTCAACGCCAACTGAGTCACCGTAATAATCTTCATTACTGCGTTCAATGCGAGAATTGCCCCGGCAAGGGAGCCGACCACAGCCATGACCGCTAGCACCTTGTCGGTGTTGTTTTGTACGTACACAGCGAACTTTTGCAGTACTGGGAGCAGGCGCTCGAGGATGGGCAGAAATGCTGCACCGATTGATTCCTTGGTTTCCCCAATGGTCAGCGACAAACGTTTCATTTGACCTTCAGCGCTGTTGGCAGCCACAGCTGCTGATCCGCCGACCGTACCAGCGACAGCAGCAAACACCTCATCCAGTGACGCGCCTTCTTTGATAAGGCTGCGTACCGAGGGCAGCAACGTGCCCAGCGCCTTGGTGTTGCCACCGTACGCCTTAGCAATGGCATCCGTAGCCGTACCCAAATCAACGCCAGTGGCTGCAGCAACGTCAAGGGCCAGCGTGAGGCCATCCTGTGCCGAAGTCATCTCTCCGGTCACCTGGACAAGCGAGGCGAGGGCTGGGCGTAGTTCATCGTCAGCCACCGCCGCCGACATCATCGTCGATTCAATAAACGCTTCAGCGACCTTGATGTTGGCTTCCCCAGCCAGCGTGTTATTTGTAATGGCCTGAGCAAGCAGCGCTTGTGCTTTTGCGTCCTCAATAGCGGCTTTGGTTGCGTCACCGATAACGACAGCAAGCCCACCGATAGCCGCAGCTGCCGGGATGGCAGCCTTCTTGAGAGCAAACTGGGCTTTCGCGCCAGCGCCTTCAAGACTCTTGAACTCATTGATGGCGCTCTTGATTCCCTTGCTATCAAACTCGGAAATAATGGGAATGTTTACAGCCATTGCTACATCCTACGAACTCTGTGGAGCCATAACGAGATTGCGATTGACATCACGCATAACACGCTCACACAACGCAATCATCTCTTCCTCAACCTGCGATTGGTTCTTTTCGTACGAAGGCCACAACACTCGAGACGCGCGCCCATACCGGGCATTTAGCCGATCTACAAACGTGCCACTTGATTTACGTCCAGCAATGTCAAAAATGGTGTTAGCCGTACCAGTCCACACAATGCGAAAAGTGCCGACATTGACTTTCGTGCCACGAAACTCTTTGACCTTTTTAGTATTGATTTTGGCTGCCAACATCTTTTGTGCAGCAGCAGTTGACCAACCATCTTTAGGAATAATCTCAAAGCCAGATTTGGTTTTCCAGCCACGATTCATACCATTCAACGGTGCTTGGCTAGGCATAGCCGCTTTGGCATCAGCCACGACACTCGACACAATCTGCTTGTAATCTTTGGTCACTTCACGACGCAATTTGGCATCAATAGTGTTCAGCTCTTTTAGAGCCGCCTTGATGCCGTAAATCTGAATGGTGCTTTCAACTGCCACGTTGTTGTTGCTTTCTCGCCAGCAGTAACACGGTAGCCAAATCCTCAGAATCAAACTCGATGTTTGGAGGCCACCACCCGGTAGCCAACAGCAGTTCCGCTAACTGGCGGCGGACGCTGTTGCTTCCGTAGGGTTTGCGTGGGCAGTCTCCACTACCTCAAAATCCTCAACGGACACAAGCCAAGTGTCATAATCGCGACCCTCACGCTTATTGACGTTGAGCTGATGCCACGCCATAAACATGATGTCATCAATGCCGATACCAGCCTGTAAATCGCTGGCGCGGCGCTTGAACTTGCGTTCCCACGCAGCAGCCGTAGCAATTGTCGTTGTGACTTGCTCTGTAACCAATTCCGCTGCTGGTGTCTTGAACGACACCTTGATGGTTAGTTTCACGCCGTCACGTCCTCAACCAGCACGCCGCCAGTGATGGTGATTTCCACTTCGGACAGTTCACCGACCGAGCCGTTCACCAAATCGAGCGACTCAAGGTATCCGCCAGTGATTTGGAATTCTGGGTTGGTTGTCGTGATACCGCCCGAGGTTGGCTTTACTGCGACGTACACGTTCGTGCCGACAAGGCTGGTGAGGTCAACGTAGGTACCGGGCGATGCCGAGTACTCCATGAGCAGCGTGGCGGTCACGGTCACGTTGGTAAGGCCACCGACAAACTGACGACCAGTGTTGCCAAACGAAGTGGAGTCAAGCGCTTCACGCGACTTGGTGATGACCACCGACTTGCACTGATCGGTCAGGTCTTTGATTGAGCCAACAGCAGCACCGATGCCGAATGTTGGGGAAGCCAGGTAAGTGGTTGCGTTAGCCATGTAGCGAATCTCCTCTACGTCGAGGGTCGCTGCTTACCCGTAGGGCAGTCTAGTAGCCCTAGGGGCTTACTTTGGTGCGTATTGTCAGCTCGTAGGCAGGGTAGTCAGCGCCACCGTACGACACGGTAGTTGGGCGTGCATCCGTCAAGCCGATTTGTGCAGCGCGAATCAAATCAATGTTGTCCAGCAGGCTGTCAAGCGTCCTGTTGTCACCAGTGCCTAGGGCAGTCATTACGACGCGAAACTCCATGTCAGCAACCACGTTGGTTGCCATCATGATGGTCGGTGCCTCGACAAGTGCACACGGTGGGTTCATGTTGCGTGGATCATCAAACACACGCAGCCCGGTAATCGTCTGCAGTTTGGTGACCAGTTGGTCGTAACCATCCTTGAACATGTTTGACATGTCAGGCCACCTGTGGCTTATTGACTCCGAGCAAACGCAAGATTTGACCGTAGTTGCCTGTGACCGGGCCACCTGTGGCTAGTGGGTCAAACGACGCAAACGCCTCCGTGGAGCCGCGCTCACGGTACAGAATCGCCGCGTACTGAACGGTGCCGAGCTTTACCGCGCCATCAGGCACAGTGGTCGGTGAGTCAAAATAGCCTGATTCCTCGCGCTTACGGTACGCAAATTGGTTCGCTGCACTGACAGCCATGTTTGCTACGTCAAGGTCGGCACTCGGGTTAGTGAACGTGAAGCCGAGGTAGTCCTCGACATCGCCCAGGACAATCCATGAGCACGTTACCGAGTAGGTGCATGTCCCGGTGGCGGCTGCTCGATCAGCGTCATCCGTGGTCAGCGCAAACAGCACCTGATTAGGGATGATGGTGTCAGTGTCGTACTGATAATCGCCTTGTTGCGATACGCCGATGAAGTAGTACTCGGGCAACGCAAGAATCTTGTGCGTGCCATTCCACGTGGCATTGATGCCAGACAGGGTGATTGACTGCCCTACCTCGAAGCTGTGGTTCTCCAGCAACTGAACGACGGCAACGTTACTAACTACCTGTTTATGGGTAAGTGAGTAAGTTGCCACCGTTCAGTGTCACCTGGAGGGAGTGAACTTAGGCGATTTCAACGAACTTGCTGGCATCAAGCATCAAGGTCGCGAGGTATCCGCGGAACTTGATGATGCGTGACAGCGAGCCATCGGTGGCTTCGACTTGGATTGCACCCTTTTGCTGTTCGTAAATCTCGAAGCCATCGGCGGCACCGATTGCGAGGAAGTCGCTCTCGTATGGACACACCACAACTGAGAGGCCGAATGCGTTGGCTGACAGCGTGCCGGGGGCAACGTTGCCGAATGCGTTCATTGGGCCGACCTGTGGGAACAGTGGACGGTCAGCGGTGTCGCTGAGCTGTCCAAGTGCACCCCAGAACGAAGGCGATGCGAACAAGTGGGTTGGCAGGTGCGTGCTGGCGTTGAGGATGGTCTGCGACGCGCCGTAGATCCATGCTGCCCATTCAGCCGGGTCAGTTACGTCAAACGCGGCGCGCGTGGTGGTGATGCCAGCCTTGAGCGCAGCTTCTACTGCGTCCTCGGTCTGCTTGCCGTATTCACGTGACATGTCATCCACGAGTGCACCCAAGACTTCGGGTTCGCTCCAGTCAATGTCCTCCTCGGACAACTTGACGTAACCGCCGTACACAGCCTTGGTGACGTTTTCCTTGGCGACGACAAACGTGCCTGCATCAAGCGGCTGGTTTTCGCCATTGCTCAAACCAATCGTGGTGTGCGTGGTCACCTTCGGGCGTGAGAACACTTTGCCGCCACCGGGCATTGCGCGTGCACCGATTGCATCGATGACTGGGCGACGACCGATCAGGTTGTTGTACACCGGGCCGAGGATTGGCGTTGGCAGAAGGCCAGGCGTGTCAGTCGTGACAACATCAGGTGCAGCAGCCTTCAGATTGGCAAGGAACTCGGCAGCAACTGCGCCACCTTGGCACAGCTTGCTGATGTATTCGCCAGCGGTTGGCATGACGAATTCTTTCTTCGGTGCAGCGAACAGCATTTGTGGTGCTGGTGCTGGTGCTTCTACGGATGCTTCGACCTTGACTTCGGACATTGTGGTTGTCTCCTCTTGTGGTTCGGTCGCTGCAACCTCTGTAATCATAGCGCCCTTGAATGCAGGTGCCGTGACAAGTGATAATTCTACCCAGTTGGCCTTTTTGATGACCATGGTGCCGTTGTCGTCGTAAGAAGCGTCAACTACGTCAACGCCTACTGATACCGAGTCAACTGCCTCGTCTTTGATCAGCTCGAGCATGTCGTTGCCTTCGCTGGTGGCGCTGATTCGGGCCGTAAATAGCATGCCTTCCTCGGAGTCCAGTCGCCCGGTGACCACGCCTACTGGCTGCTCGGAATCGTGGTACTTGAGCAACTTGGGCTTCTTGCCAGTGATTGGCAGTGAGCCGCGCTCAAAGCGAACTCGAGTTCCGTCGCTGACGGTTGCTTCGGTGTTCCAAGGTACGGCAACACCACTGATCGAGCGTGGTGACTCGCCATCCTCAGCCAGGACAAATGTGTTTTGTGCAGTTAGGCGAATCATGAATCCTCGTTTTCTGTGTCTGGTAGCTCCCGAGTCGGTGCAGCGTTGTCCGACTCGGGAGACATTTCGTATTCCTCTAGGTATGTGTCAATGTCCAGATAAATGTAACGGCCTCGTGGCGTGATGTTGTTCATGCTCAACGTTTGCTCGATGCAGTCAATGAATGGTTTGGCACCGAATAGGTAAAGGTCTTGGCGTGCCTGTTGCGCGTTTTGGTAGGTCATGCCGGAGCCGCTTGGCGCACCCACTAAGTAAGGCGGAATGTTGGCGATGCGTGCCATCTCCAACGCCTGATAGGTGCGTGCTTCCGTCAACTGCAACTTGCTCGGATCCATGTAGGACTCTTTCCAATCCACGTACTGGTTCAACGCAGCAATCGCATTGTTGTTTCGTGCAGCTGCAAAGCCAGCAGCCAATTCGCTCAATTCCTCGGCGCTCAATGGCTCGCCTTCCGTCTGCTTCAGTACGCCTGCCGGGGTTTGATTTTTGGCAAAGCGCTCAGCGCTGGTGTCCAGGTTGATGTTGGTACGGATTGAACGAGCACCCATAGTGAGCAGGCCTTGGATTGGGCTGAGGAATTGCACGACATCGTTCGGGTCGAGCTTGTAGCCGTTGAAGTACACCTCTTTGCTGGGGCCGAACCATTGAGGCCCGGCTTGGTCGCGTGTCTGCACGTCATTTGCTGGAATCCACGTGAAGGTTGCTGGGAAGCCGTTGCCGAAGCGGCTGGTCACAATCCAGAATGCGCGTCCGTAGAACAGCAGGTCATCGGTCGTCCAGCTCATGATGAAGTTGCGTGTCACGTTGGGGTCGGGCTGGTGGAACCATGTGTCATCGGGCAGGTCAATTTCCTCGTAATCGTCATCCATCCACTGCTTGGCGTATTGATGAATTTCTAGGCAGCCAACCATCGAGCAGATCAAGTCACGTGCCCGGCTGATGGTAGGAATCTGGATGGCAGCCGACCTGTTGAAGTCGGTGGTATAGGTCATGAAGTTCCCGACAAGCGGATTGCCAGCAGCGCCAGCTGCACCTATCTGTGCGTTTGTGTTGTTAGCGACTGCGCGCTTCAGTGAGAATGCCATCGTGGCATCAGTCTAGGCACTCGATGCAATCATGGGTCGGTTCACCATGGGTCGCGGTTTGGCGCACATGCCGACAGCCCACACGAGACACCGGGCTAACTCAATCGGGCCACTTGACTTCTGTGATGACAACGCAATAGCGCCAGGAGTTTTGACCGCAACGGCACGACCAACATGCTCAGCCAACATCGTCTCACCAGTGTGATTGACGCGGCCCTCATTGATGAGGTTTTTGACCATTGACGTGTAGCGGCTTATCTCCTGATAGCCGACCAGCACCCTGCGACGTTGCAGATCGGAGGGGCAGTTGGTGTCCAGTGTCGGCGTGATAGCAACTTGCAAACCTGAGTTGGAGGCCAACTGGGCACGAATGTTATCCCACACCTGTGTCACTGTCTCGCACATGAATGCGACAGTCGCACAAAGTATCCCAGCAGTATTGGCGTTCACACGTACCGCCACGTACCTGCCATCGTCCAGCGATACTTCTACGGCGAGCACGCCACCCGGCAACGGTGGCAAATCGGTACGCAACGACTCCCACTTGCCAGGCTGCAGCCACGACAGTTCTGATTGCACCCATAGGTTTACGCTAGATCGCAGGAAGCCTGCACGATTCGGGCCTTTGGATTCAGCCTGGACGGTACGGATGTCCAGCGTGTGCCCGAGTGCCGGGTTGGCGTATTCCCACGCGGCTTCGCTCATCGGGTCAAGGTCGGGCGGTGGGCTGTATTCCGCTAGGTACACAGAATTGGTGACTTCACCTGAGTCAATGGCACGTATGCCTTGCTCACGCCAGCGCAGCATCGCTATGGAGTCCTCGGTGCCTGCCGTTGACCACATTGAGCACAGTGGGTTGGGTCTGGCGCGTTGCGTGGGCAGGAGGCCTATGTCGAGCGTCTCGGAATCAATGCCGAACACTTCGTCCGCAATGATGAGATCTACCGACATACCGTGACCGCTTGATGGCCTGGCTGCTTTGACGTACCAACGCGAGTCACCAACCTTGATGCTGTTACGACCATAAGCCCACACAGCTTTGACACCGAACTTGGCTTCAATGACCGGAGCTAGGTCTTGAAATAAGGCTGTCGCTAGATCGAGCCTGTGGGCTGTAGTGAGGATGGTTTGAGGGCCGACCTGCGTAGCGTGCTGGGTTAGCCACCAGCCAAGCAGCGCCTTGAGCGCTACGGTTTTTCCGTTCTGTCGAGCGACGCTGACAAGCGATACGTGGTTGAGGAACTGCCCTTCGGCATCCACGGCAAGTTGACCGTTGAGAACATGCCTCTGCCAGGGCATGAGTTCCACTCCGAGAATGCGCTCAGCCCAATCTGCAACTTCGGGGCCGTAACTCCCGGCTGCATCAGTGATGACCGTTTCAATTCGTGGCAAGTCATGACCTTTTCCTTTCCGTTCAATGACCTTTCCTTTGGATAAGGAAAGAGA